ATCATATCACCCTCCACGATGTAACTAATCGTGTTACCCAGTAGTTCAAGAATGCCCTCCGTCTGTGGGTTCTCTCCAAACAACTGATCTACTAACTGGCGAGATAGTTGTGCATATATGCGAGACTCTAGGTTGCGTAAGAACCTAGCCAAAGTCGTATTTTCTTCATCTCGTTTGAGCTGTTCTTTATACGCTTTGATCTCTTCTTTGATCGCTTTCTTGCGATTGAATTCTTGATTTTCTATTGTGAGGTAGTGGCTGGATTGATTGATGCCACTGAAAGATGGGGACTTGAATTTGTGTACCATCTGATCTGCCATCGCATTCTGCGCGAAAATTCCAAAAAGCAAAAAGACCCCGATAGCCGATAGTATTTTTATGATAAGAGTTTTCTCTTTATCTTTCTTGATTTGCTCTAGCTGTTTCTTACTAGGTCTGCCTCTCTTCGCCATTAGTCTTTTCTCTGGTCTTCCCGATCTGCTTTAGCCAATCTATCTGACTGCATCAAATGGGGAACACCTAGTATAGTCTTAATCATGGTATCTTGTCTAATTATCTCATTGTCTACGGATCTAACTCTGTCTATCAGAGAAACTAAAATACCCATTTGAGCGTCAAGTTTTGTGTCTAATCGCTTCTCCATTTCAGCAACTTGAGCTGCTACTTTTTCATCCAAGACATCAATTTTGGCCTCCATGCCATCAATTATCCTGTTGATAAGTTTCCACACAAACATACCTAGCCCTAAGGCTGCGGCGATAGGAAAGCCTACCTCAGTAATTAACGCTACGAAGTCCATCTACATAAAGTAAAGCCTTACTTTCTAGGCTTCATGGGTTTTTCTGGTTTGCCGTATGCAGATCCAGCCAGCTTCTTTCCAGGCTTTTTTTGCATTCCCTTCTCAGGCTTTTTACCGCCTTGGTGCGCTCCGTATGGCATAGTCTTCTCCTTATTTGTTGTTAAAAGAATATCATAGCATATTATGTTGGCTTCGTAGGCCAGAGGTTTGACAGCTCAAACGGATTGGTACTAGCCTTGTCTGAATCAGCCACTCTTTGCGGAATGTCTCTGAGAGCTTGTCGGTACGTCACCCATTCTGCTTTTTTGCTATCGCTTAGTTGACAATCAGGCATTTGCGTCCAATCGCTGTCTTTCAGCTTATTGTTACGCTTATTGACAACATCTTGCCAATTATTTGTATAGTCTATCTCGCTCATTTGTTCAATCCAAAAACGTTGATGAACCCAGACTTGTAGGCTTGCACACCGTCATCTCCCATGCCAAAACACCAGATGTAGTATTCCTGATTGCCAGTCAAGCTGACTTTAGCGTTGAGTGTTCTAGCTCCTAAAGCAAACGATCCAGATGAAGTTAGATTATCAGTGAAAACATAGTCACTGGTATTTGTGCTAGTAAAATTAGATGCGGATGTTGTGGCTCTCATAGCCACAGCAAACACACTCTCCACACCTGATGAGTTTGTACCTGTAAAGTCCAGACCTGTTTGTACAATAAAATCACGACTGCCAGAAAAATTAGATGTGGTAAAATTGAAACTGAATAGAGGTGTCGCGCTGGAATTTGCACCCATCACATCGCCTTGGTTAACAGTTGGATTTGACGCTGTAGAGTTAACCCCTGAGATATGATCTGGGAATCCGTTATCACCCCAAATAGATCTGCTTATTTCTGTAACCGTAATGTTTTGCGAATTACCTGATTCGCTTTGACCAGACGTACCGCCAATCTTACCCATTGTATCTGCGTTGATATGAGTAAACGCATCAAATAGATTTAATCTCAGACCGTTAGCATCTGCCGTAAGGGTTGCTCCATTTATCTCTAAGGTTGTCGCTTTTACTGTTCCACCAGAGATCGTGCCTGCTGTAATCGTACCCATATTCGCGCTGACTGCTGCTAGGTTAGTCACGCTTATTTTTGCTGCTGTTACGGCATTGGCTGCTATCTGATTTGCACCAATCGCTCCCGCTGCTATCTCTGACGCAGTGATTGTGCCAGCCGCTATCTCAGAAGCGGTTATCGTTCCTGCCGCTATCTCACTCGCTGTGATGGTGTTCGCTGTAATCTTAGCGGCTGTTACTGCGTCAGCAGCTAGCTCATCGGTATCTATAGCTCCTGCTGCTATCTGTCCTGCTGTGATTGTATTAGCTGCTATTTCACTAGCCGTCACCGCATTGGCTGCTATCTCTGATGCTGTCACACTGTTCGCAGCTAGCTCTGCTGCAGTGATAGTGTTGGCAGCTATAGCGTCTGCGGTGACTGCATCTGTTGCTATAGCATTGGCTGTCACAGAATCCGCTGCGAGTTCAGTGGCTGTGATAGCGCCAGCGGCTATTTCACTGGCGGTGATTGTTCCAGCGGCAATCTCACTAGCGGTAACAGCATTTGCTGCTATTTCACTTGCGGTCACTGAGTTAGCTGCAAGCTCACTAGCTGTAATTGTATTAGCTGCGATTTTAGCTGCGGTTATAGCATTAGCTGCCAGCTCATCTGTACTTATTGCTCCTGTTGCGATTTGTCCTGCTGTGATCGTGTTAGCTGCTATCTCGTTAGAGGTGATAGCCCCAGCGTTGATCTCTGTTGCAGTGATTGCATTAGCGGCAATCTTAGCGGTGGTGATCGCATCTGCGCCTATCTCTGTTGTGGTAATGGCACCAGCAGCAATCAAATCCGTAGTGATCGCATCGTTAGCAATCTTGGCCGTGGTGACTGCATCAGCTCCTATTTCTGTCGCTGTTATCGCCCCTGCGGCTATCAAATCTGTGGTGATTGCATCATTTGCTATCTTGGCTGTAGTCACGGCATCTGCTGCTATCTGATCGGCAGTTACAGCGTTGTCAGCAATCTTTGCGGCAGTGACAGCATCTACCCCTAGCTCACTTGTGCCTATCGCTCCAGCGGCAACTACGGCTGCTGTGACGGCATCATTGGCTAGCTTTGCAGTAGTGACAGCCGCTGCACCTAGCTCCGTTGCTGTGATCGTTCCTGCTTGTATGACGTTAGCTTGGATAGCGTCTACGGCTATCTGTGCATTCGTTATACTTTGATTTGGAATAGTAGCCGTTGCTACGTTGATAAAGCTGCCAGACGCAGGCCCTACTAAAGACGATACAACATCACTGGTATTAACTGCTTTTGCCCAGTAGTAATAGGTGACACCCGCTGTTAAGCCGTTGTGCTTGCCATCAACAAAGGTAGAAACCTGGCCGTTAACACCTGACATTGTGTGTATCAGTCCATCTGTGTCACTTGTTGGATTGGTGGTGGTAGTCTTTCTGTAGATCTTAACCGCTTTGAGGTCTGCTGAATTAGAGTTGGTGAACGTGACTACTATGTTGAGTTCTTTGCCTGTTGATGCAGATATATTAGTAGGAGCGGACGGTGCCTCGGTAGCCGCTGTAATGGTTATGTTAGATACAGAGGTATACGCAGAGAATGTGCCAAAGGTACTAATGGCTCTGACTTTGATGTTGTAGGTTTCGCCTACTGCTACGTTAGGTATTCTTACTTGATTTGTACCCCTACCAACCTGCACTGCTTGGAATGAAGACTGATTAGATGTCTTAAATGCAACTTCATAAGCAAACGTGAATGGGGAGGTATTCTCTGACCAGGATGCAAGCACGTTGATCTTTGATGTCTGACCTTCCTTGACAAGTATTTGTGATAGCGTCAACGAGGTTGGTGCGCTTATTTCTACAGATCCTGTCGGCACATCATTAACAGATCCATCAGTGACAGGTGTTATAAAGTCGTTGGTTACAAAATCATAAGTAGCTGCGCTAATTGATTTCAGTGTCAACTTACATGCTGCTAACGGCACCCCATCTTGCTCAATAAATTCAAGCTGTGTGCTTAACACCTCAAAGGCTTTCTGACTGTATTCCAATCTGTCATTAGTTACATACACCCAATCTGCTGGTTGCAATCTCAAGAACTTTGTGGTGACAGTCATAGAGATCTGCTCAGTTTCTCGCTGATGCTGCAAGGCTATCTTTGTCAGTCTCTCTGCTGTTGTGACTGTTTGAGTAAAAGGTAGTTGCACCTCCATGCGTTTTTTATAGTTGGCTTGTGCCTCGCCAGATGGCGTGTCTATCGCTATGTATGCAGTGCCTCCTGTGCTTGACGTAAGCTCAGGGCTATCGGTTGCTACATAATTATTTGCTCTGTCTACATAGACTGATTTAGCAGAGTTGAACAGCTCATTAGAGGCTGTGTTCCTGGTCACAGATACAGCCGTTAATAAATCATCGTCTGTAATTGTGAGAGACGGTGTTTGAGCAGCGCCTACAAAGACGTTGAATTTACCGTTAGTAAAGGTCAACTTGCCGCCCATCGCACTTAGCAAGCCCTCTATAACGCCTGTACCGTTTGCTGAAAAGTTAGTGAAACCATTGGCTGTGTATCGCTCTTCTGTCACTCCACCAACATTAGATACTGACTGCTCACATGTGTTTGCCGCAGACTGAAACCCGCCAGCGTTGGCTGTGTCGTTCACTTCGTCTGACGTAGCTTTCAGGCCGTAGGTGGTATCTGTCAGGTAATCTCTAATACACAAAGCTGGATTGTCTGACCATGCCACTGATGTGGTGCGTGGGTCATACACCTTTTTGCCCTTGATCCTCATATTGATATTAGGCAGTTGTGGGTTTTTCTCAGAGTCGTAGATCAACTCTATGTACATGTAAGCTACGCCACTAAGGATGAAGTTGTTATCTATGATTGATGAGCCATGTGTTGATCGTGCCAACGCATCATGGCTAGTCTGACTACCATCGTTAAAGGTGAATCTAATAAGTCTTCCTGATCCAAAGTTGTGGTCATTGTCAGAGTTCGTATAGTCAGAGGATGTGACAGTATAAATCTTGTTGTCCGTACCCGCTCCGCTTGAGGTAGATGATGAAGTGGTTACTAATTTTTCGTTTATATAGAGGCCCGTGAATCCCTCTACTTCATGGCCTGCATACACGATATACATTGACAATTTATTGTTGTCAGTGCCTGTCGTTCTCATAAAGGTGATGGTGCCAGCTACCCTGGTCTCCCCGTAGATAATCTGACGGGCTGCGAGGTTGTTACGGTTTGTGATTTTTGTGCCAAAGTTTTGGCCTACCGCATCTATACCCTTGGATGTCATCATGCCTATGCCAGCAGAAATAAGGGTTGTGGCAAATGTCGCTATGGCAAACTGCATCGCTACACTTAAGCCACCCAGTGCTGAGGTAGTCGCAAATATTCCCGATAGGGGAGCGCCAGCCGCACCTGCTGTAACAACAACAAGGGCTACAACTGCTGCTGCTATTAGCGCTGACTTGATCGCCTTACCCATCTATGCGCCACCCCCTAAGAGCTAGTTCTGACGTTTTAACAGCCAAGCCATCCTCGCTTGGGCATAGAATTGCATTGCCGTTATAGATGCCGCACATCTCTGTCTCTTCTTTCCAGATAACCAGATCCCCGCATTGCAGAAATCCTGGCTTTATCCTCTTCAGCTTCTGTGCTTTTGCTGCTTTGTCTATTGCCTTACCCAGAGTGCCGCCATAGTCTTTAATTGCCTTCATAGCAGACGGCTCATCTTTCCATTTAAGATC